AGTTCTTTATTTCCAGGATATTTAAGTCTAGGCATTTTCTCTGGATCTAAATTTAATTTCATTTTTTCCACAATTTCAGTATCATCTGGCCACGATCCTTCTAACCAAGAAGAAAATAAAGGTATTGTTTGAAAGTGTAAATATTTTAAATTCCATCTTTGACAGAGATTTTGATAACTTAAATAGTACCTTAATGATCTTTTTGTCCAACCAAAAATATCACCATCTGAATCATGTCTTTTAACTTTCCAGATTAATTTTTTTGTCTCTTGCCAAGTTTTTCTTTGTGCTTGTGACCAACCTACTACAACTAATCCTATTCTTTCTTTATCTGTATTAGATATTGTTTCAAGTACAGATTCATAAATATAATCATTTCCATAACCAGAATTTGCTACATTGATACATTCCATATCTAGTTTTTCTGCTAACAACTCTGGCCATTTTGGCCAAGAGCAATCTATTTCAGGATGTATATAACTCGCAAAATTTTTATCTGTAAAACTATCACCACCAGCTATTAATATTTTTTTCATATTTTACTCCAGAATAATTTATTAAATGCTATTTTTATTTTTTGTTTAGGTCCTTCTTTAAAGTTTAATGGACCGTAATCATACTCTGGTGTTATATAAGTTTTTTCAACTATATATTCATAAACCGGTTCATTGTACTCATTAATTAAACTCTCATCAAATATATCACTGGTGCCTAATGCTCTTTTTATCATTTGACAGGTCTTAATAAGATTTTGATCAGTTATAGCAACAGGATTACCGTTACTATCAATGTAACTGATTTGATCTAAAGTTTGATTTGCTATTATTTCTATCATAGTGAGGCTAATATTGTATTACATGTGTTATTTATTTCTTCATCTGTTAAAAAAGGATCAATTGGTAATGTTAAAATTGTATCACTGATATGTTTACAATTAATACAATCATCGCTTCTATGTGATATGTTTTTATACATAGGGCGTTCAGATATAGGTTTTTCATAGTGTACATTGGCATTTAATCTTTTTTTAACTCTGTTTCTTGTTTCTTTGTCTTCAAATCTTACAATATATTTATGATACGTATGATTAACACCATTTGAGGTTGATTGCGTAATTATGTCATCTTTTAATTGTTCATCATATTTTTTTGCTACTATTTGTTTAGCCTCAACATACTGATCTAGTTTCTTTAATCTATAATCAATAAACTTTGCATTAAAGAATAACATTTTAGAGTTGTATCCTAGTATCTCATGGTTACCATGTTTTCTTAACTTGATACACATATCAGCGTAGTCTTTGTTATCTGTTAATACCACACCACCTCCGGCGATTCCACCTATCGTTTTGTTCGCATTAAAACTTATTGTACTTAATTCTCCTAGAGTACCCGCTTTAACACCGTTAAGACTAGAACCTATGGCCTGAGCTGCGTCTTCTATAAATGATATGTTTTTTTCTTTACAAAATTTTAATATCTCTGTTATGTCTGACATATTACCAAATAAATGTGGATAGACAATTGCTTTTACTTTGTCTGAATACATACGTTTGATACTGTCAAGTGATATATGATAAGTTTCTTTATCTATATCGCAAAATACAGGAGTTGCACCTACCATAGATATACAAGACGCTGTTGATATCCACGAAAAGTTGGTTGTTAATACTTCATCGCCTGGTTTTATATCTAAACATTTTAAAGAAAACATTAAAGCGTCTGTTCCGTTTTGACAAGCAACAGCGTATTTTTTTCCTATTGTATCTGTAATTGTTTTTTCTAGAAACTCTATATTCTGTTCTTGTTTTTCTTGCATACACTCATCAAAAAGTTTAAGATATTCTTCTTTGTTTAGTGCATATTCTTTATTCCATGAATCCATTATTTTATTTCCTCTACTACTTTTTTACCCTCAGCTGAAAAGTGAGTTTCTATTTTCATTTTATCTTCTTCTTTTCTTACTTTACAGTGATGTATACAAACTGGTTGTACTTTTTTTAAACTGTCTTCATCTCCTATATCTCTAGCATTAATTAAATCATTTTCAAACTCAACCCATTCTTTTGTTTCAAGTATTTCATTTATATTATTATAGTCTTCAAGTTTACTTACGTCATACAAAGGTTTAAATTGTTTTGAAGCTGTTATATTTTTTTCATCACACCAACAACATGGTAGTAAATAACCTCTATTATTAACTGCCATAGGCATAACATGTTTTTGACCATTTCTACCTGGCCTTTTACCTTTTGGATCCGGTAAACAAAGAGGACTTAATTTAACTATTTCTTTTGCCATTCATAATTTCCTTGTCTATCTTTTTCAGTTTGTTTTGTTAATAGTGTTTTAATTCCGGAAGAACCTCTTGGTTTTAAAGGATCTGGTTTTCCATTTTCGTCTCTCCATCTGGAAGATTGTACTAATATAAATTCAATTCCATTGTCTGAAGCCATTTTTTTAGCTTGTTCTATATTATCTTCATTGTAGTTAAATATTATGTATTGCCATTGTGGTGTGGTATTTAAATGTTGTTTTGCTATTTTCATTATCTCAAACATCTTTTCTCCGTCTTGATTTTTTCTATACTTATGACTATCTTTTGGTAAGCCGTCACAGGCAAATACCCACCTTGCATTTGGATATGCTTTAAATGATTTAATAAACCATGATATAGGTTTAGCTGTGGCTGCGCTGTGAACCATAACTCCAACATTTTTTTTATTAAATAGTTCTAGTATTTCATTAAATCTAGGGTGATGTACAGGATCCGATAATTGTCCACAAAAGCCAACTGATTTAAAATGATCTGTTATAATATCCATTTCATGCAACGTTAGATCACGTCCATGTGGTATCAAACCTCTTTTTGTAAAGGCTGTTTGTCTTTGACAATTAGGACATTCTAAAGGACATCTATGAGATAAATCCAAATTCAGTGCGTGTAATCTTTTTTTAAAATATGACATTATAATTGATTTATAGCTTCTACAAGTGTATTTATATTACTTTTATTTGTCGGGTCCGTTAAACAGTATGCCGGTCTTTTATAATAAACAGGTCCTGCGTCTTTAATATTTTTATCTCTTGCATATATAAAATTCATTCCAAAGAAACGACACTCTTGCATTAATCTTGGTGCCGGATCAAATGTGTGTTTAGTATAAACGTAAGTATCAAACATACCTAATAAATTTTTTACAGGCACAAATACATGATTTAAATTATGGTCTATGTACTTATCTTTGTATGCCAAGATACCATGATTTTGGTATTTGTGAATATGTTTTTTTAGTTCAGTATAATAACTTTCGTTTGTACCTAAAAATAGATACTTAAACTTAACGTCTCTGACTATAGGTTTATATACACTGTAGTTAATAATCTTTTCAAATTGTCTACCTATACCATTAACATATACCTCGTGGTCGCATAAGTCAATTACTCTTTCTGGTTTAAAAAATTCTAGTGCTAAAGGATATTCTTTAGGGTGGTTTTCTGAATATACTGATATGAGAGGTTTCTTAAATAACAAACGTAAAGTCAATTGTGTATCTTTATCATAATCTTTGATACTCTTATATGCTAAAGTTAACATACTTCTACCCATAATTAAATTTACATCAGCTTCTTCATAATCAAAGTATACATTTTTCATATGTATATACTTTTCTGTTAAGGCCTCTATATAAGTTTCTTTGGTAAATTTGTAGTGAGGTATGATTATAAGTTTTGCATTAATACCTAAATCGTTTAGATATTGTACTTGTTCAAAACTATAATGCATTAAACCATCGCCTGGTTTAGAAGTCACTATTACATTTAATCTATTCATATATTATTATAACATTTTTTGATTAATTTGTCAATGTTATGCATATTTATCCGTCTTATAAATAGTTATATAACATGGAGGCTATATGACTATAAAACAAAAACACAAAGACCTAAAAAAACAAGTTAAAGAAGCTGAAGTAAAAAGAGAAACTAGACGTGGTTCAAGAAGTTGGACAGATTTACGTACATTAAAAAAATTAAAACTAAAAATGAAAGATAAGTTAAGATTATCTAAAAAGAGAATGAGTTTATGAAGACTTACCAGTACGATTTAGAAAAGATTAAAAAAGAGTTAGAAACTTTACCAGATTATAATAAACAATTATATCTACAAGGTTATTCTAAAGACATGGATCCTGAAGAAGGAGCTGGTAAAGGTTATGACGTAGATAAAGTAGAACACACATATACTGTTCCTTTATTTGATATACCTTATATCAATAGTATAATGAAAGAACATAAACTTACTAGAACAAGATTAATGAGAATGAAACCTAAAGCATGTTATCTATGGCATAATGACTTGACACAAAGATTGCATATACCAATAGTAACAAATGAACACTGTTTCTTATTACTAGATAATGATAGAATACACATACCAGCCACAGGAGAGGCGTATGTAATAGACACTAGAAAAAAACATACAGCATTAAATTGTTCAAAAGAAGATCGTACTCATATTGTCGGAGGACTACCTTATTAATGGATAATATATTATATGACGCCGTTATTACATCACTGCCAGGAATGGACAAAGGTAAACCTGCACCTGGTCCTTCTTTTTTAAAAGGATATTTAGAACCATTAGGATTTAAAATTAAAGTTATAGATGGTAATCAATTAGATACTTTAGAAAATATACACAAAGAAATTGCAAAATATAAATTTAGATGGTTAGGTATATCTGTATTTTCTTTTATGCAAAAAGAAGATGGTTTAAAATTAGGAGAAAAATATGATAATGCTTTTTACGGAGGATCAGGTGTTGATATAAAATGGCCTTCTAAAAATTTTATAGTAGGAGAAGGAGAATATGCTGTACAAGAATTTCTAAAAGGAAATTTTGATTATCCTGGTATTAACGGAAGACCACCAAAACAGATAGAAAACATAGAAGATTTGCCACCACCAGATTATTCAGACGTAATAAAGGAACACAAATATGGAAGATTTATAATATCTGGTTCTAGAGGTTGTGTTAGAAATTGTACTTTCTGTGATGTCGCAAGTATCTGGCCAAAATTTAGATGGAAATCAGGTAAGAAAATTGCTGATGAAATACATAGTGTTGCTGAACATACTAAATCTGAAAAGATAGCATTTTCTGATTCATTGGTTAATGGTTCAATGAAACATTTTAGGGATATGGTTTACGAATTATCTATAAAAAAGAAAAAAGTAAAATGGGAAGGACAGTTTATTGTTAGAGCTGAAAAGACTTTTTCGCAAGAAGATTTTGATAATTTGGCAAACTCTGGTTGCAATGGTTTAGAAATGGGTATAGAATCAGGTAATGAAAGTGTTAGAAATCATATGAAAAAAAAGTTTACTAATGATGATATAAAATACTTTGTTACTAATCTAGGAGAAAGAAAAATTAATATGAAGTTCTTACTGATTGTAGGATATCCTACGGAAACGGAAGAAATGTTTGAGGATACTATGCAACTATTAAGAGACTATGCAAAGTATTCACATTTAATTAGTATATCTCACCACGTTATGATGACCTTTGAAAATACACCTTTAGACTTTGAACATAGAGAATTGTTTGGTGGAGAATTTGGCTTCAAATGGAAAAATCAAAACTCTGACTTTGATATAAGATTTCAAAGATTCATAAAAGTTTATGAATTAGGTAATCAATTAGGTTATCGGTTTCAACAACATTGTATTGATAAAATAGAAAGATATAAATCCGATAAACTAAATGAAAACAGAAAGTCTATAGGAATTGATCACCCTAGAAAGAAAAAATCTTCTCAATTACACGTTCAAAGTTAAAAAGATTTATTAAATCCTAAAGTAAACTTTCTTCCTTCTTGACTAAACCCATGAGGTGATTCATAATTTTCATCAAACAAATTTAACAAACTAACACCAAAGTCTATACCGTAATAATTATATCCAAGATTTAAATCTAACAAATGTGTTTCAGGCATTGTTATAGTTGACCAATTAGAATTATGTACATCTAAATGTCTGCCTTTATATTTGTAATTAGTAGTTATAGAAAAGTTATTTTCTAATTCTTTTGTATGCATAAAACCAAGAGACCAATTAGGTCTTCTTAATTGTACTACATCAATCTTTTTACTATTTAAATGACTAATAAAAAATTTAGAATTTTCTTGATTATAACTAAACTCTATACCGTCAGTATTTAAATCACCAATATCATTTTTAAATATAGTTGTTGCAAAATTATTTTTAGTTAATGTTAACTCTTGTGATTCTCCATATTCAATAGCAGTCCATGTTGTCTTATCTTTATAACTTGTTGATGTACTACCACTTATACTTAAACCATCTTCTATCTCTTTAAAGAAACCTAATTTATATGTTTCATGTTCTTCATCAAACCTATGATGATATGAAAATATATTATGTGAAAAATTAAAGAAGTATCCTAGATTATGATGTTGACTTGCTAAAGATTCATTATGTTTGTAATCAAAGCCAAAACCATATTTTTCTTTTTGATGTGTTCCTCTTACTGTATAGTTTTCACTTTCATAATGAGAGTCGTCATAGTCTCTATCATATTCGTGTGTATGAAAAGTTAAACTGTTATTTAAATAATCAATACCTGTTTGTAAGGCAAAGAAAGTATTATCTGCCCATTTACCGTCTTGTATAGAAACACTATGACCATCTATATCAGAGAAAGTGTTTCTTGCAAACCAAGATGTTCGCCAATGTACAAGATCGTACCATTTACTTACATTAACACCTATTGTTTTATTATTTGTTCCATCTTTTTCGTCAGCGCCTGATAAAGCAGAAACGTTTTGTGACTTATGTTCGCCAGCTGAAACAGATATATCAAAGTCATTTAATCTAGTATAGTAATTACCACTAATAGTTTTATCATTACCGTTACCACCAATACTTAATTTTTTATCATAATCTACAGTTGTTCTAAAATTAATTGCACCACCAACAGCGTCTGCTCCCCAATGAGCACCTTGTGACCCTTTGTATACATCTATTTGTACAACATTAAACATAAAGTCTTGACCAACATCGTGGGCGCCTGTAGGTGTAGAGTAGTCATTGATTGGTATTCCATTTAATAATACTAATGTGTGATTAGAATTAGTGCCTCTTAAAAACACCGATGATTGTTGACCTGTAGGACCTGATTGAGTTATGTCTAAACCTTGAACATAGTTTAATACTTTAGGTAAATCAATTAGATTATACTTTTCAATTTCAGATTTTTTAATTGTACGTGTAGGTGTTATCTTATCACCTAATGCGTTTGAGTTGTTTATGTTTGGATATATTGTAAGACAAGGAATATCATCATCCCATTTACAATCGTCTTCTTTGGAATAGGCAACATTAGCCCATACCAAGATTAATATAAGAATTAATCTTATCATGTTGAGTCTCCTTGCTCGTTGTATGGCCTAGGTGGCATTCGGAGTATAACCGTATCAAGTAATCTGAACGAATTTCACGTCACTTTCCCACTACGCTTTTAGGCCATTGTTATATACTATATAGTATACAATATTTTATCTAAAATGGCAACTTTCCGAATATAAATAACTGTATGGCTGGCATAGCAAACTTAACGATAGACCAAGGGTCTAATTTTACATACGATTTAGAAGTCACTAACGCTGACGGTACAGATTTTGATCTTACTGGTTACACAATGGTGGCAAAAATTGCTAAAGGATATTCAACAACATATCCTAGAGTAGTATTTACTTGTACAGTAACAAATCCTACAGAGGGTGTGGTAACTATAAGTTTAACTGCCGATCAAACAAAAGCTTTAGTAGCAGGCCGTCATGTATTTGACGTTGTAGCTACTCACGCTGATAGTACTGTTACTCGTTTATTAGAGGGTATTGCTATCGTAACTCCATCTGTAGTCAGAGCTTTTTAAGCAAGATATTCAAACATTGCTTTGTTCATACCTTTTGTCACAAGTTTAAACTGTGCTTTAGTCAGAAAGTTTTCTAAAGTAGCCCAATTTAAACCACTTATATCGTCAAAAACCCATATAGTTTGATCTGCTTTTCTTTGATTAAAGAATACTGCTTCTTTTAAAACACTTTTTGTATCATGTGGACCGTCAAAGTGTATCATTTCATATTTGTCTATCATTCTTTTATATTCATCATAGACAGGATAACCATTAGCAAAACTATTCATAAATTCTGAATCTTCTAGGTTTACAAGATGAAACTCTGGATAATCTTCAGCAAAATTTATTAATGTAGTTTTTCTCATTAAATTATCATAGTTAAATTTTCTGGCTAATACACTATCAGAAGCTGCATAGTCAATATTACCATATGGATCAACACCTAAATGAACAAGACTAGTTTTAGGATGATAATGTCTATATGCGTCTATAATAGTTTTACTTCCTAAACCTAGTCTAACACCGATCTCCATACTTTGTCCAATAGGATTTTTTAATCTTTGTACTGCGTCTGCTAATGAAGTATACTCTACACTATCACCAGTAAATTTTTCTCCTTCATTTACTTCTAGTGCATATTTTCCAGTTTTAGGATCAATACCTGGATATACTCTCTTAACATCTTTTGCAGTCTTATCAATAAATCTAGTATCTTTAACACCTTTGCCTTCAACCTCTGTTACATATGTTGCTGTATCGTGGCCTAAATCATTTACAACTGGTGTTTTTTCTTCAAACATATTACGATTGTCCATAATTTGTCCTACTTCAAATGTGCTGTTACCTGTGTGTCTACAACGTATTGTAGTATCTGCCCATATTTTAAAACCTTTTGCTCTTGCTTTTCTACAAAAGTCAACATCTTCGGATAATGTATTGTTATGATCAAGTGCTGAATGATATGTGTATTGAGGATAACCAACTTCTCTAAATACTTTTCCTTTAATAAGGGCACAACCCATACCACAACCAACTATTTCTAAAAACGGAGTATCTTTAACTTTTACAAAAGGAATACGTCTAGAGCCACCATTGTTAGCGGCTTCATAAATTTCTAATGAGTGTGTTCCTGGTATTCTTTGAATATAAAGACCTGATACAATATCTACATCATGTGCTAACATTTTAACTAGTGTATCTTTATCAAAAGATATATCACTGTCTACTGAAAACAAATAATCATAATGTTCTCCCCATTTAGCAATTAAATTTCTAATTTGATCTACTTGATAACCAAAGAAAAATTGAAATTCAACTTTGTATCCTTCTGGTACTGTAAGATCATATATTGCTTTGTATGTTTCTGGTTCTATATACTTGTTTGTTGGTATTGCTATTAATATTTTTTTCATTGGTTAATTATCCTATTCGCATTTTTTGTTTGTTCATCACCGTTAATTTTATAATCGTTTAAAGGATTTATATCATTATAATTATAGACTATATCTGATACAACTTTTACCTTGTCTGGATCGGCTTGTTCTATAAGTGAGTAAAATATAGAACCGTCTCCACCGGCTTTGTACCAGTTTTTGTTTTCGTCTTGGAAATTACTGTCATCAATATCATTTAAAAGTCCTGCTTTAAATGTTCTCAAATGTGTGTATGGCATATTCCAATTAAATTTGTATTTTCTATATTCTTTCTTTTGTTTTATTTCCTCTGGATAGTTTTGTGCTATCAAAGGTATTCTATCAACCATTGAGTAACAAGACCCATAGGTAAATTCTGTAGTACCGTCATAAAGATTATTGTAAAAGTGAAGTATCTCATTATCATTTATAAAAGAATCATCACCATCTAAAAACATAACAATGTCATCTTCTTTACAATATTTTCTTATAGACTCTATTTGATTTCTAACAGCGCCTTTATTTTCTTCATTACGAATCACTTTTATTTTATCACTTTCCCACCTTTTGGCAATGTTATAAGTGTTATCTGTAGAAGCGTCATCAATTACAATCATTTCATAGTTATCATAATCTTGTGAGACAACTGATTCAATACAGTTGTTAATATATCTTTCAGAGTTGTAAGTAGGAGATATTATAACTATCTTTTGTTCTACTTTTCTTGGTAAATAATTTTCTTCTATATTAGTAAATCTTCTACCAAAAACTTTTTTAACTCTAGAATTTATATGACATACTTTTCTATATTCTTCTTTTGATAAGTAATTTCCTAATTGTCTATATAGATGTTGTTTCCACTGTAAGGCTACAGAGTCCCAACCAACAACTCCTTTAATTTGATTACAAGCATATTGTTTTTGTTGGTGTAAATATCTATTATGGTGAGCCATTATTACGGTGTGGACAAATTTTTCTACTTGTCTTTCTTTAGGTATAAATGGAAATAAAGAGTTTGGTTCTATTGCATAGTCTATCATATAACAAGCTTCACTAACTGCTGTTTCTTCTAAAGCACCAAAACGTGTACCGATGATAGGTGTATTATATGCTATTGCCTCTAAAGATGATATACCAAATGTTTCAGGAAAAGCACCTGGAAATAATTTGTAACTTGCTCTTTCTAATATATCTGCTATTTCAGATTGTTTTATAACACCTGTAAATTCTATACCTAAATTTTTATTTTTAGGATCATTTGACATTTTAGTCCATTCTTTTCCTTGAGCGTCTAACTCTTGTCCTGGAAAAACATAAAAACCACCAATACATATTAGTTTAGCTTCAGGTATTTTTGCTTTTATTTTTGGCCATATATCGTTAACTAAAGGTGCCATACCTTTTGTGAAAGCTGCATTGAAAACATATAAGTGTGGATCTTTCTTTCTTATATCAACATCATTTTTATAAGTTACTATTCCGTTTCTAGTTTGAAAAAATTTGTGTTTTAATACTTCCATGTTTCTTCTTTTACCATGGTCACAATTCATTACATAAGTTGAATGAAAATCTGATAAAGTAAATACTTCATCTATATGTCCTTGTACTAAAAGGTCTTCTAATATAAGATCGCCGTTTGCAAATGTGTCATGCATCCAAACTGCTTTATGTCTAGCGTTAGCTGTGATTGCTGAATATCTTTGAGGATTATATCCTTCAAACTGTTTGTATAAGTTAGGTGTTATAAAAGGAATTATAGTTCTTAATGAAATTACAATATCAAATTTAAAATCACTTTTATAATCTAAAATAGTATTGTCAAAGTATTGTACACCATCGTAAGTGCCTTCTCTTGCAAGGTTTGAATCTTTATTACAGTTATTGAAAATGGTTACTTTGAAACCTAACTTTGTTAGTTCTTTGGCCATCAAGATAGTCGCAGACTCGCTACCACCAAGGCCTCTTTTCTTTAATGTATCTCCGTCATACGGAAGACCAATTATATCTAAAAATGCAATAGAAATCATTTATTTAAATTACCAACTCACTACAGTTTATTTATAAATATACTATAACAGAATACTAAAAAAATGTCAATGCTTGGACATTAATATGAGGGAGATAAGTATCGCAATATGCCAGTAATTAAGAACGCCGGTGTTCGTGTCGGCCTAGGACGTATAGGTTACACAGGATCAGGAGGTCCAACAGGTTTTACAGGTTCCAAAGGGGCTGACGGAGCCGCTGGGTCACCAGGTGGTTATTCAGGTTCACAAGGTTTCACAGGATCAGTTGGTGCTCAAGGACCAGGTGGTGGTTACACTGGTTCAGTAGGTGCTGTAGGTTTTACAGGATCCTCAGGAGGTTTAGGGTACACAGGTTCATCTGGTACAGTTGGTTTCACTGGTTCAACAGGAGTAGGTTACACAGGATCAAAAGGTGCTGATGGTTCAGACGGATCAGATGGTGCTGTTGGTTTTACTGGTTCTACCGGAGCAGGATACACAGGATCAAAAGGTGACGCAGGTTCAACTGGCGCCACAGGTTTTTCAGGATCAAAAGGAGATACAGGTTCACAAGGTATACAAGGTGTAACAGGTTTTTCAGGATCAAAAGGTGACGCAGGCTCAGCTGGCGCCGTAGGTTTTTCAGGATCAAAAGGTGATCAAGGCGTAATAGGTTATTCAGGATCAAAAGGAGATACAGGAACAGCAGGTGCTGATGGTTCAGATGGCGCCGTAGGTTTTACAGGATCAATCGGTGTAGGTTACACTGGTTCAGCAGGTGCCACAGGTCCTCAAGGACCAGGTGGTGGTTATACTGGTTCAGTAGGTGCCGTAGGTTTTACAGGATCAGCAGGATCAGGAGGAGGAGATTCTCCTTTTGTATTTACAACTTCAGGAGATTATAGAACACTTACAGGTTATAAAGAAAGTGGTGTAACAAGTACAGTTAGAACAGCAGAATTTTCAGGTGATCTTTTAAGATTAACTTTAGCAACTTTTACTCCTTCATTTTCAGCTTCAGGTAATCCTTCAAGTACTAATAATTGGGATGTACCAGCAACAGGATTTTCTGTATCTGTAGATAATCCTAGTGACGTTACAAACGATTATATAAGTTCAGTTTACTCTATCACTCAAACAAGTGGAAGTGTTAACGGTACTTTAAGTAATTATTCAGCAGGAAGTAAATCACAAACACCAGCAGGTGGTGTAGATTGGAATCAAACTTTTACTGTAGACAATACAAACTCATATATTAGACCAATATCAACTAGTCGTACTGGAGGTTCGGCTGGTGCAACAATTAAATTTAATCATAATGACGGCAGTGAATCAGAATATACAGAATCAAATACAAGTTTTTCTGTAAATTGGTCAACAGCGTCTATGAGTTTATCTAAAAATAATGTTAGCGGAAAAACATTTTTAAAATCTTATGCTAGTACATCGTACTCTACTAACACAAGTGGTATATCAAATTCAAGTAACACTTCACATGCTTTAACAGCAAGTGGTGGTACTTTGAGTACAAATTCAGGAAGCGGATATGTGAGTGGGACATTTACATTTACATCACCTATACACAAAGACAATACAAGCGATACACGTACTGTCTCAAATACGTGTACGTTCACAAGACCTGTTGATGTAACAGGCACCTCATATACGACAGATCAGTCGTCAACAACAAGCAACGTATCTGCCTCATTTACGTATCCGTCTTTCTGGATCTGGACAACAGGAGTAGGAACACCTCCAGCAGTTGCCGATATAATAGATGATTCAACATCTACAGGTTTTGAATCGGCAGTTAATCAGTTGGCAGATCAAACAAGAACATTTTCAGTACAATCAGTTAATAATTCAGATTCAAATCCTAGAGCATTTTGGTTTGCTGTTAAAAATTCAGCGTCTCAACCTGGTACATTTAAAACAGGTGCAAGTGCAGGATTATTAAGTGATGTTAGTACAACAGATGGTGGAACAATTACACTAGTACCTGATTCACCATTGTCAGGACAAACAGGAGAAAGTTATCATTTATATGGATTTACTTTACAACCAGGAACAACTTACGTGGAGATAGGAGCATAGTATGGCTACAAATTACGATGGTCTAACACGAAACGTCTGGCCAGGAACATGGAGTACCGGCACTAACTCGCCTATCGTTATAGATACGGAAGTTAGAGGTACACTTCAAAGTATTTCTGGTGATAGTGGAGATAGATTAACAGATATTCCAGGTGCAAGAATAACAGAGGGTATGTTAGTATATGTTAAAAATGGATATACTTCAGGTTCAACTACATACACAGCAGACAAATATTATACTTACAAACTTCAAGGTAGTGAAGTACGTAGTAGCGTTACAGGTGCAGTGCCAAATGCCGACGCCAACTGGTCATTATTCAGTGTTGGTGGTGGATCAGGTTATACAGGATCAGCCGGCGCTATAGGTTTTACAGGATCAGCAGGTGCTGTAGGTTTTACAGGATCAGCAGGCGCTATAGGATATTCAGGATCAAAAGGTGATCAAGGTACTGTAGGTTTTTCAGGATCAAAAGGAGATACAGGAACAGCAGGTGCTGTAGGTTTTTCAGGTTCAAAAGGTGATCAAGGTACTGTAGGTTTTTCAGGATCAAAAGGTGATCAAGGTACTATAGGTTTTTCAGGATCAAAAGGAGATACAGGAACAGCAGGTGCTGTAGGATTTTCAGGTTCAAAAGGAGATTTAGGATATTCAGGATCAAAAGGTGACGCAGGTTCAGCCGGCGCTGTAGGTTTTTCAGGATCAAAAGGAGATACCGGTACAGCAGGTGCTGATGGTTCAGATGGTGCTGTAGGTTTTTCAGGTTCAAAAGGAGATATAGGATATTCAGGATCAAAAGGTGATCAAGGTACAGTAGGTTTTTCAGGATCAAAAGGCGATCAAGGTATAATTGGTTATACAGGTTCAATAGGTTTTTCAGGATCAAAAGGTGATCAAGGTGTAATAGGTTATACAGGTTCAGAGGGAAATTTAGATGTAGCAGTTGCTTCAACTCCTCCAGGTTCAGCAGGTATTGGTGACGTTTGGATTGATGACGCAACAGGTATTCAATACTTCTACATGAACGATGGTAACAGTAATCAATGGGTAGAATTAAGTAACCAAGGTGTTGTAGGATTTACAGGTTCATCTGGTGCTAGCACATTATCTGCTCTTACAGACGTAACTATTAGTACACCACAAAAAGGCCATACTTTAGTTTATGATGGTTCAGGTTGGGTACAAACACAAACTCCAATTTCACAATTTGTTGTAACAGCCAATGGTTCAAGTGCATACAGATTTGATGGTGCAGGATTCCCTAGTACAAGTGGCGATAATCCTACTATCTACCTTAAAAAAGGTCAAACATATTACTTTAGAAATACAACTAGTGGACATCCATTTAGAATACAATCTACTACAGGTACAGGTGGAACAGTATATAATACAGGTGTTACTGATAATAACGCCTCGGGATCAACAGGTGTAGTTATATTTCATGTTCCTATGAGTGCTCCTGCGACATTGTACTATCAATGTTCATCGCATGGTTCTATGGTAGGAACAATTACTATAGTTTAATTAAAAACTATTGTATTATTAACAGATTTGAAGAAGAATTATATTATAAATAGATGTAGAAAAGAAACGAAATACTTTTCTTGCAAGAATTATACTATTGACGAAATTGAATTTTTTAATTAAAAAAAACAATAATAAATTAGGAGACAAACAAAATGGCAATTAACTTTCCAAATAGTCCCTCGTTAAACGACATATACACTCTCGGTACAAGACAGTGGAAATGGAACGGTAACGGTTGGGCACTACAGCCTCTTACAGCAGGTTTCACTGGATCAATCGGTTATACTGGTTCTAAAGGTGATATCGGGTATACAGGTTCTAAAGGGGATACTGGTTTAGGCTTCAACATTGCGAAGACATATACTAGTGTCGCTAACTTATCAGCGGATACAAGTCCATCAGGCATAGCTACTGGTGAATTTGCTATCATTGAAAATGGGTCATTAACAGACTCAGAAAACTCTAGATTATACCTATGGAACGGTTCAGCATACTCATTCGTATCTGACCTTTCAGGTACAATTGGTTTCACAGGTTCTAAAGGGGACACTGGTTTCACTGGTTCAAAAGGTGATATTGGTTTCACAGGATCTAAAGGTGATATTGGTTTCACTGGATCAAAAGGTTTCACAGGATCAAAAGGTGACATTGGTTACACTGGATCTAAAGGGGACATTGGTTTCACAGGATCTAAAGGGTTCACAGGATCAAAAGGTGATACAGGTTTCACAGGATCAAAAGGTGACATTGGTTACACTGGATCTGAAGGTAATCTTGATATTACAACATCAGCTTCTCCGCCAACTTCAGGCGTAGGCGAAGGCGATATCTGGGTAGATAACGCAACTGGTGTTCAATACTTTTACTACAATGACGGTAATTCAGTACAATGGGTAGAGCTTTCTAACCAAGGTGTTGTTGGATTTACAGGATCAAAAGGTGACCAAGTAGACACTGTTGATTCAAGTAACTTCAGCTCAGCTGTAACTTTACTAATCAAAAATAGTTCAGGTACTACATTAAAAACAATCATAGGTAACGCTTCATAGTAAGCAGAGCAAATAAGGAGAAATAAATAATGGCAACAAGAAACCCGCTAATATACAACGGTAGTGATCTTATTGAAATGACTTCAGCTCAGGTTGACGCAGTGGTAGATAATATTGTTTATCAATATTCTCTATCGCCGTCAGTTACGTTATCAGTAGTAGGTTCAAGTGGCTCTTTAGGAGCAATTTCTGATACTAGATTAAAAGCAGGTACTGTTTCTAACAGTTCATCTTCTTTTCCAGGATCAGGTACAACACAGAACCCTCAAACTGTAACGACAAACTATGACAAAGTTAGTCAGACAGTTGCTTCGGTTACACCGACAGCTGACACAGGTACAACATGGCCGGTATACTACACAAGTGGTGGTGAAGTTCATGCTATGCCTTTAGCAGATATTAAGGACACGTTCTTACATCCTGCTATTGACTTACTTACAGCGAGTACAACTACAACGCAACAAGGTGGTACATATTTTATATCATCTTCAGCGTCTGTTAGTGGTGCTACTGAAGTTAGTGGTGCAAACACACCAATATTCGTAGACACAAGAGCCAACACTGGCGCTTATGCTGCTGGATCAATTGGTGACCACTCATTGGATAACCCAACTACGATTACTAGTTACTATTTACAAAGAGTAAATGGTGCTACGTCATCTTACGAAAGTCTAATGAATATAGACGGCTCAAATCACTTACAACAATCTGGTTCAGCTTTTGATACTTTGTGTCAAGAGTGGATTAGAGCGACTGCAAGTGCTTCAACAGACGGATATACTATTAGATATAACTTTAATGGTTCTGGTACTACAAGAGGTTCAGGTATGGCTAACACTATACTTGATGGTTCTAATTACCAAACTAGACAAGTTGGTGATGACTACAGAGCGCAAGAGTTTCCAGCAGGTTCGGTAACGACAGCTGCAACTCACACGCTAAAGATTGTTAAAGCATAATAATCTATAGTAATCAAAGAAAAAGATTAACCCCCGAAGCTTAGGTTTCGGGGGTTTTTTATTGGAAAATAGCTGTCCTAAAGTCAGTATAAATATTATAAATATGTGGAACGAGAAACTTAAAAGGATAGAATTTAAATGCCAACAATAAACTTTCCGTCAGGACCGTCTACTAATGATACGTATAATTTAGGTTTACGTACATGGAAATGGAATGGCGAGGCATGGGCTTTACAACCATTAACAGGTGGATTTACAGGATCACAAGGTGTTATAGGTTATACTGGTTCAATAGGTGTTGGTTATACTGGTTCTGCCGGTACTGCTGATGGAGGTACATCGTTAACACTTACCAATACATCAACAGATGATACTTTTCTAGCAACAACTACTGAAGATTCAAGTTCAGCTGGTCCTGTTATAACATTAAAAAGAAACAGCTCAAGTCCTGATGACGGAGATTATCTAGGACAAATAAAATTCAAAGGCGAAAATGACGCCGATCAAGAAATAATATATGCTAAAATTACAGCAAAAATTTCGGATGCAAGTGATGGTACCGAAGATGGCATACTAGAATTTACACATAAAAAAGCAGGCTCTAATGCTATTACAGGAAGATGGAAGTCTGATAAATTAATGTTAATAAATGGTACAAGTTTAGAAGTAGATGGTACACTAACAGTAGGTGGTACAGCAATAACTCCTGCAACAGTACCAACAATAAGTTCAATAAGTCCTACAGCCGTTGTCACAAGTACATCAACAGCAGTTACAATTACAGGAACAAATTTCACTTCTATACCACAAGTAGAGGCATTAAATACTTCTACAGGTATTTGGTATCCTGCCGATTCAATTGCGTTTACTAATTCAACAACTATTGTAGCAACATTTACTTTAAGTGTTAATGCAAGTTATAAATTAAGAATAGAAAATCCAGATGGTAATGCTGTATTATCTTCATCAGCTTTATTATCTGTATCAGCTGCTCCAACTTTTTCAACTTCAGCAGGCAGTTTAGGTTCTATTGCAGGTGGATTTTCAGGAACAGTTGCAACATTAGCTGGTAGTTCAGACAGTGCTATTACATTTTCTGAAACAACAAACGTATTAACAAATGCTTCACAAGCAAACTGTTCACTAAATAGTTCCACTGGAGCAATAACAACAACAAATTTAGGTGGTAGTTCAACTACAGCCACAACATATAATTTTACCGTAAGAATAACGGATGCTGAATCACAAACAGTAGATAGATCGTTTTCTATTACAACATCTTACGGTGCAACAGGAGGAGCTCAGTTTAACTAATGGCTAGTACAAAATTAACAAGAACACAAACAGCAGGTACAAATAGAAAAAAATTTACATTATCAATGTGGGTTAAAAGAACTGTTCCGAAAGGTGTTTCAAGTGTTATGACTGGATTATGGTGTACTGAAGGTGGTTGGTATGATGGTACTGGTATGGCTTGTGTTTTTAGAGATGATGATGGCAGTAATATTATGACTATTTATAATCCTTCTGAAGGAGGAACAGGTGGTAATTATAATAGCACTACACAAGCATTTAGAGATATTAATGGTTGGTATCATTTTGTTTTTGCAGGAGATACTACACAATCAACACAAGCGGATAGATTGAAAATTTATGTAAATGGAGAACAAATATCTTACGCAACAAATAATTTACCTGCACAAGATGTTTTTTGGAATGACTTAAATAGTAATAATAAAACTTTTACTATAGGTGCAGGTAGTGGTTCAGGTTATTATTACCATGATGGTATTATAAGCCATGTTCATATGTCAGATGGATATTGTTATGACGCAGATACATTTGGTGAAGAAGATTCAACAACCGGAGAATGGACAATTAAAACTTCTCCTAGTTTTACATTAGGTAATAATGGTTTTACAATTTTAAAAGATGGAAACACAATTACAGACCAATCATCTAATAGTAATAATTTTACTTTAAGTGGTACACTTACAAAAACTGAGGATTGTCCAGCCAATGTATTTGCTACATTTAATACTTCAGCACAAACTCTTTCTGGTATAACTTATTCAAATGGTAATAATGTAGCTTCAATGACAGGAGATGTTGGACAAAGACAATCAATATCAACTCTTGGTATGCCTTCTGGTAAATTTTATGCAGAATTTAAATTACAAGAAATAGGTTCAACAGGTGGTTCTTATCCTTATGTGGGAATAGTAGCACAAGAAAAATATGACGCAGATATGTATATTGGTGGTAATGGTACTGGTTGGCATCCAACTGGAGACATTTATAATGGTGGTTCAAATTCAGGATCAGGAAGCACTTACACAACTGGAGATATTATAGGTGTAGCAGTAGATATTGATAATTCTAAATTGTATTGGCATAAAAATGGAACTTACATAATGTCTGGTAATCCAACAACAGGTTCAAATGGTTATAATATTTCATCTAGAACAGCGGAAGGTGTATTAGGATTTGGAGTATCTCACTGGAATGATAATGGAATCTGGCATGCAAATTTTGGCAATGGCTACTTTGGAACAACAGCAGTATCATCAGCAGGAACAAACGCCTCAGGAATAGGAATATTTGAATATGATGTTCCCGCCGGATTTACGGCCTTGAGCACGAAAGGACTTAACGAATAATGGCTTACACTACAATAAATAAATCTAGTAATTATATTAGTACTAAACTTTATACAGGAACAGGTTCATCACAATCTATAACAGGCGTAGGATTTCAGCCAGATATGAACTGGCATAAGACTAGAACAACAAGCGGTTATAATCATTGTTTTGTAGACGCAGTAAGAGGTCCTACAAAATTTTTAAGACCAAACCTATCTAATAGTGAAGATACTTATACGGGTTCTTTTGTATCTTTTGATAGTGATGGTTTTTCTGTGGGTGCAGATGGTAGTAATGGAGAAACTAATAAAAGTGGAGATAGTTTTGTATCATGGAACTGGAAAGCAAATGGTACAGGTTCATCTAATACAGATGGAACCATAACCTCAACTGTCAGTGTTAATACTACAGCAGGATTCAGTATTGTTAAGTATGTTGGTAATACAGTAGCGGGAGCGACAGTTGGCCATGGGTTAGGTGCTGTTCCGTCTGTGATTATGATTAAACAAACGACTGGCTCAACTAATTGGACTGTTTATCATAAAGGTTTAGGTAGTCATGCAAAATATTTATATCTTGACGCCTCTAATGCAGAAACTACCGACTCTGGTAATTTTGATAATGTTCCAACTTCTAGTGCATTTTTATTAGGTAGTAATAGTGGTGTAAATGCAGCCAGTGGTTCAACTTACATAGCTTACTGCTTCGCTGAAAAAGCTGGCTATTCAAAATTCGGATCCTATACCGGGAACGGAAGTACCGATGGCCCATTTTGTTACACCGGCTTTAGACCGGATTTTCTTATAGTTAAGCGAATTGATACTGCTAATGATTGGAATATGCAGGATACAAAAAGAAGTTTGAATGGTGAAGATAAGATACTACAAGCTAATAATAATGATAATGAGAAAGTTGATCAAGGTTATTCAATAGACAAATTATCTAATGGTTTCAAATGTAGGGCTTCAGGCACAGAAACAAATGCTGATGGTGGAACCTATATTTACATGGCTTTTGGCCAGAGTATAGTAGGTAGTAATAACGTTCCGGCGACGGCAAGGTAGTTAAAAAGAGGGATAAATAGAATTATGGCAACACCAACAACAAGAGAACAATTAAAAGATTACGCTTTAAGAGCATTAGGTCAACCTGTTATAGAAATTAACGTTGACAAT